CGTAAGGCAACTAATAGGATGTTAGATTATGAACCTTATGAATATCAAAAAAAGTTTCATAACAACAAATCATCACAACGATTGTTGATGGCTGGAAACCGTGTCGGCAAGTCATTTTGTGGGGCTATGGAAATGGCGTACCATGTGTCGGGAAAATACCCAACGTGGTGGGAAGGCAGAAGATTTACTAGACCAATACGTGCTTGGGCTGGGGGAGTTTCTAACGAAACGACTAGGGATGTCTGTCAAAAAGAACTTGTCGGCCAACCAGATGATCCGTCAGCAAAAGGTACAGGTACAATACCATTAAATTTAATACAAGATACTGTAAGAAAAGCAGGTGTACCTAATGCATTAAATAGTGTTGTAGTAAGACACGTTTCTGGTGGTAATTCTAGAATAGGATTTAAGGCATATGAGATGGGTAAAGAAAAATGGATGGGTGAAAGTATAGATGTTATATGGCTAGACGAAGAACCACCACCAAGTATTTACTCACAAGCATTGACTAGAACAGCAGACAAGGGTGGTATTGTATATATGACGTTTACACCAGAAAGCGGTATGACAGAAACAGTAGCACAATTTGTAAATAAATTAAAAGATGGACAAGCATTGTTTACAGCAACGTGGGATGATGCACCCCATATGACAAAAGAAGTTAGAGATCAAATATTACAAGCGTTACCACCACATGAAAGAAAAATGCGAGAGAAAGGTATACCACAATTAGGATCTGGTTTAGTGTTTCCTATAAACGAAGAAGATATAGTTTGTGATCCTATAGATATACCAATACATTGGCCTAGAATATGTGGTTTAGATTTTGGTTGGGATCACCCAACAGCATCAGTATGGACAGCATGGGATAGAGATAGTGATATTGTTTATATTTATGATAGTTATTCGTTACGTCAAGAAACTGTACCAGTACACGCATCAGCAATAAAATCTAGAGGTAAATGGATACCTGTTATATGGCCTATGGATGGTAGACAAGCAGATAAAGGTTCTGGTAAAAATCTTACAGAACAATACAGGCAAGAAGGTGTTAATATGACTAGAGAACATTTTAGTAATCCACCAAGTCAAGGCCAAAAAGAAGGTACAGGTGGTAACAGCGTAGAAGCTGGTGTTATGGAAATACTAACACGTATGCAGACAAAGAGATTGAAAATATTTAAAAATCAAGGTAAACTGTTAGAAGAACTACGTATGTATCATAGAAAAGATGGTAAGATTGTTCCAGCTAATGATGACGTAATATCTGCTATGAGATATTGTGTAATGTCGTTAAGAAAAGCTAGAATAAAAAATACTGAACCTTTACAGATACGTTCTGATAGTGAGTTTAACATTTTTAAATAGGAAAGGTAAATATGGGCGGATTTGTAAGAGCAATAAGACGAGTTTTTAGTAGACCTCAACAAGTTGTTATTCAACAACCTGCACCTCAACCTGCCGCACCAACTGCACCGCAAACAGCACCAACGCAACCAAAAACTGCAAGTGCTATGGCGGCTAGTCAAGCTGGTTCGTATGGTGGTCAAACAATTATGACAGGCGCAAGTGGTGTAGAGGATGAAGCAAACGTGCAAAAAACTGTTTTAGGCGGCGGTACTACCAAAAAGAAAAAGAAAGCATAATAATGGTAGAAGTCGTTACAAACGACAAATGGCGTTTACCTATAGGTGATTACCTAAAAGAAAGATGTTATATATCTGCTGATATTGGTGATAAATTTTCTTATATTGGATTTATAGAAGATGAAAAAATTTTAGGTGGTTTTCTTTTTACAGACTATGATGGCCATAATGTATATGTTCATCTAGCATTAGAAACACCTAGATTATTTACTAGAAAACATATAAAATATGTTTTTGACTATGGTTTTAACCAGTTAAAATGTGGCCGTATGACGGCAGTATGTCGAAACGGCTATGAACGTAATGAACGCATTTTATCTGGTACAGGATGGACAAAAGAAGGTATAGTAAGAAAAGTTATGAAAATTAAAAATGAATTTGTTGATGCGGCAGTTTATGGAATGCTAAAAGACGAATGTAAATGGATAAGGAAATAATATGGGCGGAAAATCACAACCACAAATGCCACCACCAGTAGATCAATCAGTATACGATAAAACAGATCAAGCAGAAGCAGAAGCGGCAAAAGAAAAAGAAAAAATGCTTGGTACAAAAAAGAAAGGTATGTACGGCACAATTCTTACAAGTGGTGAAGGTGTTGAAGATGATGCAGAAGTTGGTCAAACACTTTTAGGCGGTGGTGTTAAAAAAAATAAAAAATAATGGCTAATTACGAATATATAAAAAAAAGATTAGATAGACTTGGCCAAGAAAGAGGAACGTGGGAAGTCAACTGGCAAGAAATATTAGATTATGTTATGCCAAGAAAAGCAGACGTAGTTACATTAAGAACACGTGGTGAAAAAAGAACAGAAGTTTTATTTGATAGTACAGCTATTACAGCAAACAATTTATTAGCGGCAAGTTTACAAGGCACACTTACTTCGCCGTCATTACCTTGGTTTAGTATAAAATTAAGAGATGAAGAATTAAACGAAGATCGTGATGTACAATTATGGTTAGAAGATACAGCACGTAGAATGTATGATACTTTTAACGAAACTAATTTTAATACAGAAGTACATGAAATGTATCTTGACCTATGTTCTATAGGTACAGCCGCATTGTTTGTAGAAGAAGGTAGTAGAGGTTTTGATACAGACGGTATACATTTTAATTGTTTACATATTGCAGAATATTATATTCAAGAAAGTATAGATGGTAAAGTTGATACACTTTACAGAAAATATAAATTAACAGCAAGACAAGCAGTACAAGAATTTGGTTTTGATAATGTTGGTGAAAAAATACAAACAGCATCTAAAGAAAGACCAGATCATAAATTTAATTTTATACACGCAGTAGAACCAACAGCAGATTATGAAAGATCTACAGGTAAGTCTGCAACTAAATTAAAATTTCATTCGTGTCATGTATGCGAAGAAGATAAGATGGTTGTTAGAACAGGTGGTTACAATGAGTTTCCATATTTAGTACCACGTTGGTCAAAAGCAACAGGTGAAATATTTGGTAGATCACCAAGTTTTAATGCGTTACCAGATATTAAAACATTGAACAAAGCTGTAGAGATAGGATTAAAAGCATGGGCAAAAGCTATTGATCCACCGTTACTTGTACAAGATGATGGTGTTATAGGTAGAGTTAGAATGACACCTGCTGGTATTACAGTTATTAGAAATGATGGTGCTGTAAAACCTTTACAGATAGGAACAAACTGGCAGATTACAGATTTAAAAGAAAATCAATTACGTACTGCAATAAGACAAGCGTATTATTCAGATCAATTACAATTACAAGAAGGCCCACAAATGACGGCAACAGAAGTACAAGTTAGATACGAATTGATGCAAAGACTTCTTGGCCCAACATTAGGTAGATTTCAAAGTGAATTTTTAAATCCGTTAATAGAACGTGTGTTTGGTATTATGTATCGTGCAGGTGCATTAATGAAAGAACCAGATATTATACAAGGTACAAAAATAGATGTAGAATATTTAGGGCCTTTAGCACGTTCACAAAGAATGGAAGAAAGTGTAGCTATAGAAAGATTATATAGTTTAGCTATGAATATTGCACAAATAGATCCTGCTATTATGGATAATATAGACCATGATGAAGCTGTAAGATTACGTGGTAAATTATTAGGTGTACCTAAAACAGTATTACGTGGTAAAGATGATGTAGACAATATGAGAACAATGAGAGCAGAACAAGCGCAAATGGCTCAAATGGCACAAGAACAACAAGCATTAGGTAAAGCACAAAAAGATCAAGCACAAGCGGCAAAAATACTTGCAGATCCAAATGTATCTGGTGGATTAGAAGATACAGTAAATGAAATGGGTATGGAAAATATAGCTGATGAATATGGACAAAGATCTTAAAAAAATAAAAACAGATTATAGAATTACTTTTGATACACCAGAAGGTAAAAGAGTGTTAGCTGATTTAACGTCAGCTTACTATCATAGATCATCTTATACAAAAGGTGATGCACATGAAACAGCGTTTCGTGAAGGACAACGAAGCGTATTAATCAGAATAATCAACTTACTAAAGGAGGATAAAGATGTCTGATGAACAAATGACCACAAACGACAATCCAGTACAAGATACTGTACTTGGATCGGGAAGTGATAATCAAGATTGGAAATCAACACTACCCGAAGAATTAAAAAATGATGCTACATTAAAAAATTTTAATAATGTAGAAGATCTTGCAAAAACTGTAGTACATCAACAGAAAAGGTTAGGTAATACAATATCTATACCTAAAACTGATGAAGAATATAATGATGTATATACAAAACTTGGTAGACCAGAAGATGCTTCTAAATATACAGTAAATATACCAGAAGATTATCAACCGTTCTTTGAACAAAGAAATCTTGAAGAATTTACTAACGTAGCACATAAGATTGGTTTAAGTGATAAACAAGTAGGCGCATTGTTAGAGTATCAAATGAATACTATTAAACATGAAGAAGAAAATGAACCTGCTGAAATATCAAGGCAAAAAGCAGAAACAGAAAGCGTACTAAAGCAAGAATGGGGTTACGACTACGATAAGAAAGTTGCCGCCGCAGATAGAGCATTAGCAGTATATGGTGATGATGAATTAAAAGATCTTATTACTAATTCTTCTGCTGGTAACAATCCTGCTGTTATAAGATTTTTTGCTAGATTAGGCCAAGAAGTAACAGAAGATATGGCACAAAATACACAAAACAATAGATTAAGTGTATCGCCGTTAGATGCTAAAGATGAAATTGCTAAAATTATGGCAGATAATACTCACCCTTACCATAAAGGTGATGAAACTGCTGTTGAAAAAGTTAGACAATTACATGAAAAAGCATATGGTAATTAGTTTAAAAGTGTTGTATAATTGCAACAACTGATTTCGCCCTTTTTGGATAACGAAGCGTTAGCCGATATGGCTTAAAAATTAGGTTTCCCGTTAGGACAAAAACCGATTAATTGGAATATAGTGTAACATAATGTGTGTTATGCTCTCTATTCTGTAACTTTTAATGGAGGAACGACTATGTCAGTTCAAATAACAACTGCTTTTGTAGAACAATACAAAAGTAATGTTTTTCATTTGGCGCAACAAAAAGGTTCAAAATTAAGAGATGCGGTTAGAACCGAAAGTATAGTAGGGAAATCACATTTCTTTGAAAGAATTGGATCAACTGCGGCTGTGAAAAGAACGTCTAGACACGCTGATACACCAAGAGTGGATACGCCACATTCTAGACGAAAAGTAACTATGGATGACTATGATTGGGCAGATCTTATTGACGATAGCGATAAAGTAAGATTGCTTATTTCACCACAATCCGAGTATGCAAAAGCTGGTGCATACGCTATGGGCAGAACAATGGATGACGTAATTATTGCGGCGGCTACTGGTAATGCTTTTGGCGGTGTTTCTGGAGGTTCAACTATTGCACTTCCAGCAGGACAAAAAATTGCACATGGATCAACTGGATTAACTATAGCTAAACTAATTACTGCAAAAGAAAAATTAGATGCGGCTAACGTAGATCCAGACGAAGCAAGAGTGTTAGTATGTTCAGCAAAACAGATTTCTGATTTGTTAGGTACAACACAAATTACTTCGGCTGATTTCAACAGCGTAAAGGCGTTAGTACAAGGCGATATTGATACTTTTATGGGCTTTAGGTTTATCAGAAGTGAAAGACTTGGCCTAGATGGTAACAGTAACAGACAAGTACTAGCATTCACTAACACATCTATAGGTTTGGCACTTGGTAAAGATATTCAAACAAAAATATCTGAACGAGCAGACAAAAACTATAGTACACAAGTATATCTATGTATGACTATCGGTGCTACGAGAGTAGAAGATGAGAAAGTCATTGAGATTGCTTGTACAGAATAATAGAAGGGAAGGTTTATTATGGCTAGTGTAAAAGGAGTAAATTTTACCAAGAGAACAGCAGAACCAGTAGAAAAGGTTATTGCAAGTCAATCTCATGGTAGATTACGAGTACAATATGATAGTTATGAAGCATCTTCTTTAGCTTCTGGTTCTGATATATCTGTTGCAAAATTACCTGCGGGTGCAATCGTGTATGACATTGTTGTACATTTTGATGCTCTAGGTTCTGCAACGATAGCTGTCGGTGATAGTGCTGATGCGGATAGATACATAACTGCAACTTCGGTTTCTTCGGCTGGACAAATGTCTATGTCGCAAGAAGGCGCAATAGATGGTTTTGGTTACGAAAATACTGCTGAAACAGACATACTTTTAACTACTGGTAGTGCGGCTATTAGTGGTACAGTTAAGTGTGCTGTATTCTACAGTATGGACTAATACTTATAACTAACTTAAAAGGGGCGATATATATTGAATTATTGTCGCCCCTTTGATATATTTATAATATGGCTACAGAAGTATCAATTTGTTCAAATGCATTAAGAAGATTAGGTGATGATCCTATAACTTCATTGACAGATGATAGCGAAAGAGCCAGATTATGTAATTCATTTTATGCAGACACAAGAGATAGTGTATTAAGATCTCACCCATTCAATTTTTCAATAACAAGAACAACTTTAGCACAACTTTCAGACAAACCTACGTATGGTTTTGCTTATCAATATGCATTACCTACAAACCCTTTTTGTTTACGTGTGTTAGAAATGGAAGAAAAAGATTACAAATTTAAAGTAGAAAATTTTGGAACACAAGGTAGAGTATTACTTACAGATCAAGGTACTGCTAACATTTTATATATAGCTAGAATTACAGATACAAACTTGTTTGACGCTATGTTTGTAGACGTATTAACTGCTAAATTAGCTGTAGATCTAGCATACCCTGTAACGAGTAGTATGGCAGTACAAAAACAAATGCAGGATTTATTTCAAAAAAAACTTTCTGAAGCACGTAGTATTGATGGACAAGAAGGATTTATGGATGATCTTGTTTCTGATACATTTACGGACTTTAGAAAATAATGGCAAGAGTACACCCTTTTCAAACTAATTTTACTGCTGGTGAATTAACACCAAAACTAGCAGGTCAAGTAGATTTTAAAAAATACAATAACGGTGTTGAGGAAATGCAAAATATGACAGTATTTCCACAAGGCGGTGCAACAAGAAGATATGGTAGTAGATTTGTTGCAGAAGTAAAAGATAGTAGTAAAGCTACAAGAATAATACCTTTTGAATTTAATATTACACAATCATATATTTTAGAATTAGGCGATCAATATATTAGATTTTATAAAGATAATGGTCAAATAACAAACGCATCAAAAACAATAACAGGTATAACACAAGCAAATCCTGCTGTAGTTACTGTATCATCTCACGGTTATTCTAATGGTGATGATGTATGGATTAATAGTGTTGTAGGAATGACACAAGTAAATGGTAGAAGATTTAGAATAGCAAACGTAACAACAAACACTTTTGAATTACAAGGTGTAAATAGTACAAATTATACTGCATACGCTTCTGGCGGTACTGCGGCAGATGTTTTTGAAATAGCATCACCATATACAGAAAGTCAATTATACGAAATAGGATTTACACAATCAGCAGATGTTATGTATTTAGTACATGAAGATGTAGCACCTAGAAAATTATCTAGAACAGGTCATACAAGTTGGACTTTAACAGAAGTAGATTTTAAACGTGGCCCATATTTAGATCAAAACACAACAGGTACAACTATGACACCAAGTGGTACTTCTGGTAGTGTTACTATAACTGCATCTTCTAATACATTTGTATCTACAGACGTAGGAAGATTAATTAAATTTAATGGAGGTCATGCTAAAATTACAAACTTTTCTTCTGCAACACAAGTAACAGCAACTACAACAGATAATTTTAGTGGTACAGGAGGAACAACAGATTGGTCATTAGGTACATTTACAAGCACAAAAGGTTTTCCTAGAGCAGTATCATTTTTTGAACAAAGATTAGTTTTTGCTGGTACTACATCTTTTCCACAAACTATATTTGCAAGTGAAAGTGGTTTGTATGAAGAATTTGATGTAGGTTCTGGTAACGCCGCAGATGCATTTATTTATACTATAGCCGCTAATAGAGTAAATGTTATTAGATGGTTAGCACCTGCACGTGATCTTATTGTTGGTACAGTTGGTGGTGAATTTAAAGTAGGTAGACCAACAGGTGAACCTCTAAAACCAGACAACGTACAAATAACACAACAAACTACATATGGTGGTTACACTACACAACCTATACAAATAGGTAACGCAGTATTGTTTGTACAAAGACAACAAAAAAAAGTTAGAGAGTTTGCATACAGATTTGAAAGTGATGCATATTTAGCACCAGATATGACTTTGTTAGCAGAACATATAACAGGCAAAGGTATTGTAGATGTAGACTATGCACAAGAACCAGATAGTATTTATTGGGCTGTTAGAAAAGATGGCGCATTGTTAGGTTTGACATATCAAAGAGAAGAAGATGTTATAGCATGGCATAGACACATTTTAGGTGGATCATATGGCCTTACATTTAATGGCGCATCAGACGTTACAGATAGTGTAACAGATAGTAATAATAATGGTTTTGTTACAATAAGTAATCATGGTTTATCTACAGGTGATAGAGTTACATATAGCGCAGGTGGAGGTACAAAGTTAGGTGGTCTTGTAGATGGTCAAGATTATTTTGTATATGTAAAAGATGCTAATAATTTTGAATTTGCAAAAACATACGAACAAGCAATAGATAGAACAATAGTACAAATACAAGATGGTGTTGGTGCTAATCATTCTGTAAAAGCACAAGCACAAGTAAAATCAGTATCTACAATATCAGAAGCTAGTGAAAACCAAACTTACATTGTAGTTAGACGTAGAATAAACGGTAACATTGTACAATATGTAGAATATTTAGATGATTTGTTAAAAGTAGATAGTGGTTTAGCAGGTACAGTAAATGGTTCTAGTACAAGTATTACAGGTTTAGATCATTTAGAAGGTGAAGAAGTACAAATACTTATAGGTGATGCTGTATTTCCTAATCAAACAGTAACAAATGGTGCTATATCTGTTAGTCTAAATAGTGCAACAGGTTTTAAAAGTATTGAAATAGGTCTTGCATATACATCTAAAATTAAGACTATGAGAATTGAAGCAGGTGCAAACGCTGGTACTGCACAAGGAAGAAAAAAAAGGTATAATGAAGTTATGGTAAGATTACATAAAACTATTGGTATAAAGATAAATGGCGATCAATTACCATTTAGAACATCATCTATGCATATGGGCCAAAATATACCAGAATTTACTGGCGATAAACGTGTAACTAATTTAGGATGGGATAGAGATGGACAAATAGAAATTTTACAAGAACAACCGTTACCAATGACGGTCTTGGGTATAACAGGAACTTTGGTAACAAGTGATTAGGAAGGATATATAATATGGCGTGGTTTGTACCAGCAATGATGGCGGCTTCAACTGCTATGACTATTATGGGGCATAGACAGAATATAAAAAACATGAAGGCCAACGCCGCATGGAAAAGATACGAGAATACATTACAGCTTGAATACGACAAACAAAAACTGTTTAAAAAACAAGCAAAATTATTTAGTGAAAAAAGAGCAAGAGTAGGTGCTAGTGGTATACAATTTACAGGATCACCATTACTAACTGCAAAAGCTGATTTAGAAGAATTTGAAAATGATTTGTTTTTTTTAGAGAAAGGAGTGTTTGTTAAGAATGCGGCCATGAATGCAGAACTTACTGGTATGATAGCTAGTGAAACATATAAAATGGGTTCTACATTGTTAGCGGCTGGTGTTAGTTATGATACTTACAAAACTAACAAGGCGTTAGCTGAAAAAGGTCTATAACAAATGTATAAAATAAAGGTATGGGATGTGGACACGTTAATATTTGAAGGATACAGTAAAAAGATACCAAAAGAAGGACAAAACTTTGAAGCGTGGACAGTTAGTAAAGATGCTAATGGATCTGTTGTAAAAGCAGAATACAACCCAGCAAGATATAGGATAACATATGAAGATACCAAGGTATAGTGGAACAGATGTAAATATTAGTAGTGGTAGATCTTAACTACAGGAATTGGTACTAGCCAAGGTCTTGTAGATATAGGTAAAACTGCTCTTAATGCAGTAACACAATACGCTAATGCTAAAACTAATTATGACGCTAAAATGCGTAGATTAGAAATAAATACTAACGTATCTTTATCTAATGCACAATTTGGTGGTAGCAACCAAGCATATGTTGATAGTTTATTAAGTAGAGATGATTATTTAACACCAGATAATTGGTTAAATGATTATGAAAAACAATTTAAAAAACAAGAATTAGAATATAAAAAACAGTTAGATGAACAAACATTTAAAGAGTTTATGCCTACGTTCTACGAAAATTATTTTACTACTAAATCTACTATTGTTAACAAAATTGCAAATCAAAAAGTTATAAATGCACAAATAGCATTAGATGGTGAAAATGATTTATATAAATCAAAACTTGAAAGTGCAACAAGTTTAAAAGCTATAAAATCTGCATATACACAACACAAAGATTTAACATTAAAAAAAGGTGTAACAACACAATTATATAATGATGAAACTTATAGAACATTAGTAAATGATACAAAAGACTATACTAATAATAAATATATTATGTTTCAAGTTATGCAAGGCGCAAATACTATGTCGCCAGATGGTACAGCAGTTATAGATAACGAACAGATATATAAAAATTTAAGAAACAATGCTTTTGAAATAAAAGATATTGATGGCAACATTTTATCACCAGATGACGATTTACGTAAAGCATTAATAAAAGATTACAAAACAAAAAGAGATAATCAAATAGCAGTATTTAAAGATCAAAAAGAAAAAAAAGATGATAACACAATGTTAGATTTTACTAATATATTATTAGGTATGGAAGCAGGTAACAAAGAAGATATTAAAAAAGGTGAAACATTTTTATTAGATTTACAAAATAGTGATCTTGATGATACTGATAAAAGAACATTAAAAACTGCATATACTACAACAATATCAAATTTAGCTAGTGGTAAAAAATCTTACGATAGTCCACAAGGTTTACAAATGAAAGCATTGCTTACAAACTTTGTTTTATCTGGTGCTATAGATACGCATAAAGAAAGAATGATTATACAAGATATGATTGGTAAAGGTTACATAAAACCAGAATACGGAACAAAATTACATAAATTATCTATAGAATTTACAAAAGACAAAAATGCTTACAAAAAAGATTTAGTTAAAAGTGCTACTAGATTATTGTTAAAAGAAGTAGGTGTTAATACAAAAGGCGATCAAATATCTAATGTTTTAAATATGACAGATCCAGCACAAAGAACACAAGCATTATTAGGTCTAATAGGTTCTGATGCTCTTACACAAGAAGCATATAATGCTGTTAACAATATGAATGAACTTATAGCGCAAGGTGAAAGATCTGGATTTAGTTATGAAAATATGCTTACAAATCCTAGAAGTCCAAACTACATTTTACAAGATGTTATTGATGTTTATAAATCTAAAATAAATGATGCATCTTTTAAAGATCTAGAAGGTAGAATAATGGGTATGCGTAATCAAATGAAAACTACAATGCAAGGCGAAGTACCAGCATTTAAAACATATTACATAATGCCAAGTGAATATTTTACTAATAAAATACCTGCTATGGCTAATATAGAAGTACCACCAAGAAACGAAAACGAAACTATATCTGCTTACATAAACAGGGTTCAAGGTTTAATAAAAGAAAATAATTCTTTACCAAGTGTTATAACTGGGGATGCGATTGAAACACTAGACGTAAGTGATTTATTTGTAACAGATGAGTAACAATGAAATTAACTGCAACACAATTACGCCAAGCTGGATTTGACGAAAATACAGTATTACAATTTATAGAAACACAAAGACCAATACTAAAAAAAGCAGGTTTTTCTGATGTAGAAATAAATGATGAGTTTGGCATAAAACCTATAAAAAGTAATTCTATACTTAATGTTGATATGCAAGACGGCAGTTATGCAGACGAAAGTATGTTAGGCCAAAAAACAAAACTAGAACATAAGGCAGATAATTCTACAACAAAAGATCCACAACAAGACAAAGTCTATAGTAATAGAAACAAAACAAAACAAACATTTGATATGCTAAAAGAAGCAGATCAACAAAATATTATAAATAGAGTAGATCAAGCATATAAATTATTTAAAGATGATGGTGATGGTCGTGTTGGTTATATTAATCAATGGATGGATGAATTTTATCCTAACGTACCTTACAACGAAAAACAATTTTATACTAATAGAGATCTAACTGTAGCAGAAAATATTGTAAACGATACACAATTAGATACTTCTAGAGTAGATGACGAAATAGCTAGAGATGTTTTACTAGGTAAAGTTGGATATGACAACGAAGCTAATAGATATTTATTTAACGAAAGTTTGTTAGAAGCAGACAAAGATTTCTTACTAAAAAAATCAAAAGAAGATTTTATAAAAGAACAAGCAGAAAAGAACGTAAAGGTTCTTAATACTATGTTTACTACAGGGCCATATACTAACCAAATGTTAGAATATGTAAAAGATTATTACAAAGTTGATGATTTAGCTTTACAAAATTTTAATGAAATGTTTAGTTTTTTTGCATCATTAGAAACAGACAATAGAAACATTTTTTCTAGAAACGGTAGTGCTTCTGGTTTATGGCAAATACACAAAGGCAATGGTTCTCATCATACAGCATTAAATAGATTTACTACATTAATGAAACGTGTAGATCCAGATTTTCAAATACCACAAGAAATAGAAGATGCATACGACAACGGTGATTTTACTGCTTTGTCTTTTGATATGCAAAGAGCAATCGCAATGGCTAATATATTACAAATACCAGCAAGTGAAAGATTAAATAGAGCAGGTAGTGATGATCTTATAAAAGCGGCTATGCAGGGTGATGTAGATGCAATGAAAGAATTATACAGAAAGTATCATCATGCATCATATGAAAAAACAATAGTAGCTGGTGAACCTAAATATAATTTAAGAGAGTTACCTGCATTAGATGCACGTATAGATAATTATTTTAATAGTTGGGGGCAGATATACGAATACGAAACACCACAAATGGCATTTTTTGGTAGTAATAGTACAATAGCAAAACAACTAGAAAAGTTTGGTCTTGGTCAAAAATTTGTACAAGCGTTTGGTGGTAAAGGTAGATACAATGTATTTAGTAATGGATACTCATTATCTGTCAATGGCCTTATAGATAGATATAATCAACTTGTTACAGAAGATAATGTATCGCCACAAGAAGCGTTACAAAGAGTATTTATGTACCAAGAACAATCTTTTAGTAAAGAAATAATATCTAGTGCAGTTACGTTAGTAAATGATTTACCTTGGATGGGTGCAGGTTGTTTTGCGGCAGGTGGAACTGTAGTTGCAGGAACACTAGGCGCAGGTATACCAGCCGCCCCTGTAGTATGTGGTGCAGGTGGTTTTGCTTTACCAGAAGTAATGAGAGATGTGTATATGAGAGCAATAGAAAGTGGTGAAGCACATGACATAAAAGAATTTTTATCATTATGGATGGATCAAAAAACATTAATGACAGCTATAAAAT